CATTAAAAGTTCTCAACGTATCTTTTACTCGTGTCTGCAACTCAGAAGAATTGAGAGTAGTCTGATTAGAATTATATTTAAATATAATATCGAAATATATGTAAGTATATTCTGGGTCGACAATAGTGGTAGATGTCGAAGCAACATTTTTAGATTTTAATAAATCATTTAGATTTACCTTTTGTGCAGAAGTAAGTGTCTCAGCATTATGTGGCTTGACAGCAACCATTACCTCACCATATCTGGGTGGAACATTATCTTCTCCACCCCAAACAGAAATAATCTCAGCAGGTTCATAATCCCTATTAATGAGTGCCATGTAATCATCAACTGTCACACCTCTTTCTTGTGCTATGAAAGTAAGTGGTGCATTGAAACGAACAGATTCAATGTTTTCTCTAGGAGCACCGCCAGTAGATTTTGTATTGAGCGTAACAGATTTAGGAGTGATGCCACTAGTTGCCCATTTAAATTGTGTTGCATTATTTGCTGCATCACCTGATGTACTGATATATTCAAGTTCAATTATATTCTGACCAAGAGGTTCGGTACCATACACATTATTACCAAATTCAATTTGATGATTTCCATCTGAGGTTTCGCTTATAAAATATATATTACTATTCGAGTCGATTGAATTAAATGATGTAAACCTTGAATAAACATTATAGTTATCTGAATTATCATTATCAAATATTTTGACCTTTAATGTGGAAATATCTGCGGTATCATCTTTGAGCATATATTGCTGATTATTATTGATAAAATCTCTAACAATAAATCTTTGTGATTTTAGAACACCTTCGAAAAATTTAACATTATCAAAGACATATTCATTATTACTATTTAAAGTCGCTTCATGATCATCTAGAGTTATAAAGTTATATGTAATTCCTTCAATCTTTGATGTAACTTTTGATAACGCAGGAAGTGTATAGGATTCGGCATTTTCATTAGTAGAGCCAGGAATTACAATATCTAAAATACAGCAAGGAGATAAAATACTTTTCGGAATATAGGAAAGTAACTTTGCTCTTGAGACAACATTCTGTCTTAACTGTGCCGAATCTAGAAATGATTCATTGATCGCAGTGTGAGCATGAATAGCATTGTAGTGCGTATTATATGCCAGTATATCCATCAATGTATTAAGACCCGAGCCTTCGAAATCATAATCTTGATATTTCGAATCGGGTAAGGATCGAAAGTGCGCGATCAAATTTTCTTTGATCTTATCAAAATCTAGTTCTGTTACATTAAATTGTGTTGCCATTTATCTTATTCTTTCTAGGTAAAATTCCATTTCTTGTCTTTGTTGTGAGAAAATAACATTGAACTTTATGTTTATTATATATTCATTCCTGTCAGAGTTATCTAAAACTTCAACTTGGACACCGTTTGCTCTACTTTCATGTTCTCTAATAACTCTATATATTTCATCTTTTATAGATTCCTTAGTGAAGGCATCATTATTTTCAAATAAAAGACCCGTAACACCAGTTCCAAGTGTAGGTTGAAATGGTCTTTCCATAAAGTTAGTCATTACTAAATTCTTAACAGATGCTTTCACAGCATCAATATCTCTAAGAGAAGTCAAATCATTTGTATTTGGGTGTAGAGCAAGATTCAGTGGCAAATCAGTATAAGTTGTTTTGCTTGCAGCTCTAGAATTACTGACATTATCTGAAAAGTTATTAGGCATTTATACTATTTATATCTTTTATGTATGAATGATCTTCTAATTAAGGAAGATATTCGGTGCGGTTGTTACTTGATTGCCACCATATGCTTCTGTACAAGTTCCGCCTGTTGTTTGTAGTAGAGTTCCACCAATGTGTTCGATAACATTACCACCAACCTGAATATTCCAATCACCTTTAATGTAGGTGGAACAGTTAGCATCAACTGTTAGATTACAGTTTCCTATGACATTGACATTTCTGTTCTTGACAACAACTTGAAAATCATTTCCTACAATCACACTTGTTTCATCACCCACTGGTGTGATTTCTCTATACGTACCTGTTCTATGAATCGTTGAGATTCTTTCTTGACCGGGGGTGCAATCAACTTCAATGATATGAGATGCTTCGTCTGCATCATCTTTCTTTTCATAAGATAAAACATGATTGGCTGGATATACAGGCGCAACAACACTATCGATTGGTGGAAATTTCCAATTCATCTCGTGCGCAGCATTTGCGGTCGGAACAGTGTCGTGTGCCTTTCTCAATTCTACTTTCTTTGTGTATGAGAAAGACTGCTTATAATTAATTTCAGATGTTGTCTTAGCCGCTCTTGGAGTTTCTGGTATATCTAATTTACTTGGAACTGGATATCTCTCATCAGGGTCAGTAAATCCAAATTGATAATCAACCGCACTTGATGTACTTGGAATTGAACCCATGATGACAGGATCCTGTGCATTAGAGCCATCTCGAAAGAATCCAACTACCCAAGAACCTTGATATAATCCCGTTGCACTTTGACCACTCTCTGTCATAGATGCAGATGTTATGGGTACCATTGGTGTTGCCCACGGCAGTTTATCTGTTGGGATTTCTATTGCCTTATCCTTTGTGTGATAACCGTAGCATCTAACCCGGCATCTACCCATCTCTAATGGATCATTGATATCCTCAACCACTCCTGTGAACCAAAAAAAGGTTCCGCCATTGTATATAAAATTTTCTGTGTTCATATTACCCATATTTTTCTCTCAATTATCCAAAAAGGCCTTTTGGTGATACCTCTATTTCAAATCCGTCTCTTTTAACTCTTATATTTGTGTGATATTCACCATCTTCAAATGTATGAATCGCCGAAGTAATGACATATTTACCTGACAAATGTTTATCAGTTTCACCACCATCAGAATTTTGAGTCTTATCTCTTTCTCTTGGGTCCATCGCCCTCGTAAAAATTAATTCAATTATAGTGCCGGCATTGAGTTCTAGATCACCAAATAATTTTATATCGTGTGTGGTTGAATCTAGTGTTTCTAAATTTGCTTTTAGTTTTCCTTCAGAATCTTTCTTTATCTCATTATAATTTTTATCTATACCTTCGAAAGAAAAAGCATTGATAGATGTGAATTCACAATGAGCCTGATATTCTTTATCGATTGTTTCATCAACCACTGTCTTATCTGTTGAATAAGAATCATATTTATTTAATATGGGTTTCATAGTTGAACCATCGAGTTCTTCCATAGTAAATTGTTTATTACCTATATCTAGATAATAATTTTCTGATGCGTATGCGCCTTGTATGCCTTGGAAAAATTTACTAAATTTCAAGTCTGATGATATCTCAAGTATTCGAAATTTTCTCTGATTAAAATCATCATCGGTATGTGCCTCGTAGTCAAATTCTCTTGCATCATAATATTTATTATGAACATCTTCAGAACAAATATCTGAAAAAGATTTTAGATGAATCACTCCATCAAGTGTCTGATAAAAATAGAATGGAGTTTTTTTATCATCAAATGATTTTTTTCTGAGCCACTCTATACACCGCAAAGGTGTATTATAATTAAGAATACCCTGAAATCTTGCATCGGATTCTGAATCGACAACAAAATTTTCCTCTTTCAAATCTCCTAACATTATACTCTCGATAATTTCAGATGTAGTACCTTCAACTGCTCTGGAAATTTTCTTGAATGGAGAATTATATGCGTGATTAGAAATTCCTGTTAAAGAAAAAGCCTGCATATATTTCTCTACTCCTTTGCCAAAGCCGGGATATTCTGTAATAGAAAATTCAAGCTGGACTTTCTTTTTAAAGAAGACACCAGGCTTCTCAAAATTAAATCTGAGTTTTTCTTGGCCCATGATAGGAAAATCTTCTATGAGATTATTTGTATCCTTAATATTCACCTTACACATAAGTGTATTGGAAAAGATACTCTCGGTTATTTCAAATTTAGTAATTATATTCTGAATCTCATATACTTCGCCTTTATGATTCTCAAGTTCTACCTTACCATATTTGTAAGTTGCCGGCGTGATTGGCTTTCCACTACCTAATCCTATATTTTTCTGTACGTTATTCATTTAATAATTCTTCATATCTTTCAGCGAAAGGCTCAACTGCGGATTCTCTAAGAACCACAATATCTCTTTTTGCTTCATTCTCATCATTTTCATATTCATAGTATGTAGTATAATTAGAATTATTAATGTCAGCACGAAGTGCATCGTAGGCATTTATTCTGGTATCATTATCATCTGCATAAGACTGAGGTGCATTGACAGCATCCTTCCAACTTCTATTTGTCTTAAATTTTATCTGGTTCAAATATGTTTCCATAAAGAAGCTACCCAAAGCAGACGTACCATAAGGATACCATTGACTTTTATGTTGTTCATCTGCTGAAATATCTATTTCTTCTGATCTTTCAATCCAAGGTGTTGTTACATCGTTTAATATTTGTTGAAGATAACCTAGAACAGACTGACCATAGGTGACTATTCCATTTTCATCAATGACAAAGAAGGGCTCTGAATCAAAATCGCTCTCTGATTTTCGTAATCTACTAAAAGCGAATGTTTCAGCAAACGCATCATTAGTGATTTCATTATCAATGAAGCCATCTTCCCATTCATCAGAAGGATTATTAAAGATATATTCTGTTTCTTCAAACTCTATTTCTCCTCGGAAAAATGGTCGAATATCGTCATCAATGATCTCGTTCTCCGCCAATATAGAATCGTATATTCTCGGATAAGATTCTCTACACCATGTTAATCCATATTCTGCGGCCCATTCTAATTTTTGGGTTTCTGAACCTTCGTAAATAAAAGTATATATTGCATCATCATTAGTAAGAAAATTTCTTCCAGCATTTTTTACCCATAATTGTAATTTTTCTGCATCATATAATACTGGCTCTGCCAAAAGTTCTACATTATCTGAAGTCTCTCTCAATATTTTCATTCTGCCATCAAATTGTATTTTACCAAAATGATTATTGTAGTCAGCCAATGTTCCATTTTCATTGAGGCTCTGACTGGGCAAAAATTCTAACACAGAATATCCACCATAATTTTTATCTAGATACTTATCTAATTCATTATAACTCTTGGGCCAATTTTGTATTCCATCTTTTAGTAATTCATTGATAATAAAAAATGTCCAATGATAATCTGGTGTCTTATATAATTTATGAGAAACCTGATCGGGTCTTTCACCATCTTTAATACTATATGTAAGATAAGCCGCAAGATCACTCGTAATATCTCTATTAACATCGACATATCGATATATATCAATTATTGATGTATTGATAGTTGGTGTAAACTCGTCAAAGGAATATGGAACCTTCGGAAATTGTGAAAAGAATCTCATAAGTTGTATTTATTTATTTATTATCGGCGGCGGCCTCTTCTTGGCTGAGAAGAGCCACCAGGCTTCTGGGTTTGTGCTTCTTGTGTCGCAACTCCTTGAATCACTGGGTTACCTGTTTCTTGATCAATGCCTCTATTTTGCATCTGATCATTTTCCATGTCTTCAATATCATTTCTTGTAAGAGCACGAGTCTCTTGATATGTTACACTCATGTCAATAACAAGAGGTGCACCATCATTAAAATATAGGTTTGCATCAGAATTGAAAGTAGAATTACATTGAGTTAAATAAGCAGAAAAAATTCTAGGAATATATTCATTTTCTGATAAAGAATTTGTGCCCTGATCCATAAATCTGATAGTCCATACTGGTGGAAAATCAACAATGAAATTGGAAGAGCCACCTTTTCTTGCGGCGTATGTGAAATGGCGAAATTTAGAATGAATTTTTCTTATCACCTCAGATTCTTTTTGATTACGAGCTATCATTTTAAAATTGAATGAAAAAGTTCTCATTCCATTAGACTTAAATGTTGTATTGGTATTTGGATTTTTAACAGTCTTTTGTTGGAAATCAAATGCTTCTCCATTGCCAGTCATAGAGGCTAGGTTCTTTGTCGCGCCACCTAAAAATCCACCAATACCTTTACCTATCGAACTTAAGAAACCTCCGACACCTTGTGATTGCGAAGCACTAATTGCAGTGGCGGCCGCAACTCCTAGATCGATCGTACTAAATTCTGCTTGCTCTGTAAATGCAATGCCCGATGGAGAAGGTAAATAAATATGGTGCAGCTCTGCATTACCATCTCTTCTGTCATATGCAGTAAATTTTACCAGAGGTCTTTCTGGCTGATTCCCAATCTCTAAAGGAAATATTAAGTTAGAATTATCCATATATCTATTTATAAATATAATATGACCTATAAAGGAAGATATAGTATAAAGAATACATCTAAATACGAGGGCGATCCATCAAGGTGTGTCTTTCGATCCTTGTGGGAAAGACAAGTATTTCGTTGGTGTGATGAGAATCCATCTATTATAAGATGGTCGAGTGAAGAAACAGTGGTGCCATATCGATGCAAGACAGATAATAAAATACACAGATACTTCGTTGATCTAAAAATTACGACAAAAGATAATAGAACATGGCTCATTGAAATAAAACCAGAGAAAGAAACTAAAGAACCAAAGCCTCGAAAGAAGACAAAGAGATATATCAAAGAGGTTATGACATATATAAAGAACCAATCTAAATGGGAAGCTGCGAAAGAATATGCAGAGAATAGGGGATGGAAGTTTGATATATGGACAGAGAAAACAATCAAAGGACTTGGAATAAAGTTATTGACTTGATTATAAATAGAAGTAATGGCCACTAAATCAAGTTTTCAAAAATTAGAGCAGGAAGCGTTTAAGGCTGGGATTACACCCAGAACACAGCAATCGCTAAACTGGTTTAAGAAAAGACTTTCATCTTTCAATGTAAGTAGAACAGCCTTACTGAAAGATGAAGAATTATTAAGGGTTGATAAACCATTACCAGGAAGAATGTATATGTATTTTTATGATCCAAAGCATAAGAAAACTTTACCTTATTATGACAGATTTCCTCTCATCATTCTAGTTGATAAGGTAGAAGGAGGCTTCACTGGTCTTAATCTACATTATCTTCCACCAAAATTGAGAGCAAAATTCTTTGATAAACTCTTAGGATTTACAAATAATAAAACATATAGCACCACGACAAAATTTAAATTAACATATAATTTTCTCAAAAGTGCATCATCATTAAAAGAATTTAAACCTTGTTATAAAAGATATTTAACATCAAAGGTACAATCAAGAATAACCCAAGTGCCATCTACCGAATGGGAAGTAGCACTTTTCATGCCAACAGAACAGTTCAAGAAGAACAGTAAAGGTTCTGTCTGGAAAACATCAAGAAGCTTAATCTAATGAGTCAATCAAGTATAGAAGTTTTAAAAGCAGAAGTAGTAGGAAAAGGTGGATTAGCGAATCCAAATAGATTCCGAGCATTCTTACCAGTGCCTGGGTTTGTAAGACAAGATCGATCAATAGCACCCCTGCTGGCTTCAGGTACAGGAAGTGTCTCGAAAAGTATGAGGAGCCTTAATGTACTATGTGAATCAATTAATTTTCCAGGCAAACAAATCGAAACACTTGATTACTCAATGTATAGAAACCCATTAAAGATTCCAACTGGTTTTATCAATGATGAGGTAACAATCAAATTCAGATTAACAGAAGATTTTTTTGCTAAGGCT